TCAAGGCGATAAGTTGTGCCAGATGTAATGCCAAAGCGTACAGTCTCAAGCCAATCACCAGGCATCTGCACATAACGGCTATCAAGCGTAGCATCAACGCGGTTTATCATCTTGTAATGCCGTAAGTCACGATTAATGCCCGCCTCAGTCAAACTGATAAAATCAGGAATGACCGACGTAAGATCGTCGCGGTTGAGCCAGTTGGCTATGCTAGACTTTAGCTCTGCGTAAGTTGTGATTGCCATTTATCCGCCCGTTGCTTGAAGGTATTTAAAAAACTCTACCGGGTAGTATTTTTTATCGCCTTCGCCAAAAGGTGATTGCGCAAAATTTTGATAAAAAGGATGAGCCTGCATTTCATTTAATTGCTGCAAGTCTATTTGATTAGCAATCATCTGATCTCGATTTTGAGCCGCAGGAGTGTTGATTGCCATATTGCCGCCAGACGCAGGAATAACTTGAGAACCTACTTGGGCGGCTTGCTGTGGCGCGCTAGCTTGTTGAGTTGGCATTTGCATAGATGAAGGCGGCGTGTAATACGACGTGTCTGGCGTATTTTGTATTGCAGGGCCAGCTCCACCAAACGGGCTAAGAGGGTTTGACCGCTGAATGCGCTCCATGTCGGATAGCTGGTTGTTTTCTATCAACCCCGGCTGAGCCATAGGTGCGCCGCCGGGTGTAATGCCCGATGCGCCAGACATTGCAGTCTCTTCCTGCGCCTGACCGCCAGCAGAATTTAAACCACCACCGTCAAACAAGTCAACGTACCAAGGCACATACTCTCGAGTCTGCTCGTTAAAGTAACCCGGCAAGCTGTCCTTGTTTGTAATGCCAATCATCTCATCGCCAATCGCGCCAGCCTGCGCTGCTTCGCGTGTGCCTAACAAAGACTGCAAGCCGCCAAGGCCAAGCTCTTTGCTGCGCTTTGATGAAAGATCGCCTAGAAAATCAAAAATGCCCATAACTTACTTCCCGTATTTTTTCTTCAAGCAAGTGCCAGCGCGTTTGCAAGCGGTAGGGGTGGGGCAACCTTTACATGGTGTCATAATGTCAATCCTCATTTTCCTGCACATTAGCACAGTTTATCTGATAATGCCACGCAGGTTGCATATCACACATCCCTAATGCCTTCTAGCACCTTCTCCATACGAGCGTTTAGCTTCCAATGCCCCGCACGCCATCTCGCTGCATACTGCGCATCCTCCAAGCTCAAGCCTTTGCCCACATACATCTTAATCCATTGATTCATACGGATATTCTTCATTTTGGGCGATAGCTTGTAAAACGGAACTGGCTTCATGCAATACCTTTTAGATTACGCTTAATAGCCTGCTTCCAACTTGACATAGCGCCAGACAATGCAGTTGCAGCATCGCTGGCCATCGTCAAACACAACGCATCAGCAAGGTCTGGAGAGCGAAGCCCGCGCTTGCGCATCTCATCTTTACTCTCAGCCTTCATCTTGCCGCCGGGAGTAAATCCGTAACGTATTGCAGTCAACTCTGCCAGCAATTGATCGTCATTCGGGAGCTTGCACGACCTGTCCTCAAGCCAACCCTTTGTTTTGAACCAAAGTTCTGCGCGTAAGTTCATGTATGTATCGCCCATAGCTGGAGCCTCGCCAACATTAATGCCACGAACAGGAGCGCCAAGCTCGCGCAATCTGTCAACAACGCCGCCGCCAACGCCAATACTGTCAACAAGTATTTCTTTTGGCCGCATAGAAGGCGGCAAGCCTTCGTATTCGGCCATCACACGCCCAACAGTCTGCATCAAATCTAAGCCTTGCCATGACGTAATCTCAGTCACAACATTGCCGTACCGTTTACACAACGCAGTCTTATCCGCACCAAAGCGCGCAACATCCAAGCCCCAAATAGGCTTCTCATCAGGCGTAACCTCAATATCACGGCGAATAGCGCTCTCAACCAAATGAAACGGAATAATCGTGTCGTCATCCGCCATCGGAAACTCGCCAAGCACACGAATGCGAAACGCATTGCTATCCTCGCCATACCTTGCCCGCATCTCGTCAACAAACTCGTCAGACACAAGCGGGCTATCTACGCATGACCAGCGCCGTGTCCACCAGCTAGATGCCATGCGCGTCTGGCTTTCGAAAAACGTGCCAGATGAACGCGTCGGGTTGCTCAACAAAATCGTAGTCGCGGAGTGGCCGGACATAGAGCCAGCAGCAGCTTCAAACACCTTCTCAGGCACACCAGAAGCCTCGTCCACAACCAGCAACACATTCTCTGAGTGTACCCCAGCTAGCGCCTCTGGCGTCTCAGCACGGCTTGTTCTGGCCGAAATAAACGCCTCACTCGGAGCAGCCATTAGCTCAACCCTGTCTGACTTGACCGTAAGCAACACTTTAAGCTGATCCGGCAACTCATTAATCCAGCGCTTTAGCTCCGCAAACAACGCGTCAAACAGCTGACCAGACGTGGGGGCCGTGACCACAACCTTATTTGGAAAGCGCAGCAGAACAAACCAAAGCATAGCCCATGATGCAGTCGTAGACTTGCCCGTGCCGTGGCCAGACCTAACGCTCATCTTGCGCTCGCCATTCGCCAGCGCGTTGAGAAACTCAGCCTGATAGTCGTATGGCGTCGCGCCAAGCACCTCAGTCACAAATAACGCAGGGTCGTCGCGGTAACGCAGCACAAACTCCTCAAGCGGATTATCATTGCTCATTCGTGACATCCTCATAATCAACGTCAATTGCGTGGGCCTCACGCTGACGGTCTTCTGCATCAATCGCGGCAAGATCAGAATTAACTTTGCGCAGCGCGTCTAAGTGCATGTCGCTCACAGATATGGTCACGTTTGTCTGTGGCCTGCTGCCGTAACGCTCCTGATTGTACGAGCCAGCCATAAACTTGCGCCACTGCACCTTCTCGCGCGTGGCCGCAATCTCTGACGTGGTGCTAGCGCCGTCAAGCGCGTCAACCATGCCCAAGCCCTCCTCGACCAGCGCGTCTGCCGCCTCCTGCTTTGCCTTAACCAGCACAGAAGCATACTCAGGTATGGAGTTGATTGACGTGCTGAAATACTGGCGGCTGCACCCATAGTCTGCCGCAAGCTGCGTCATAGTCTTGCCCGATGCCACTTGGTCAAAAATGTACTCTGCGCCGCCTTGCTTCTTGATGTCGTCAAGTATGCGCCTGCGTAATGCCTTGCCTGCCATTTGCTTTACTCCAATTTTATATTTTTTTTACATTGTTTGAGGTGTGAATTGCAAGGGGTGGGGTGGGGTGGCACCCGTGTGTGTGGATTGTATAATAATAACACTACCCGGCAAATCGTTGACCGGGGGGGTAAATCATAAGCGCCACCTTATATAAGCAAGCACTTGCTTAACATGTTAAGCATTGTGCCACATTGTTGCCACATTGTTGCCCCAATCTTGACACAATGCCAGCCAATGCGATACGCGAGCGCGCTGGTGTGTCAGTGTCGCGCTCTGTGCTGTGGGTAGGTAAGTCAGTTTGTGACGTAACGTCACTATGCAAATGCTTGATATATGCCTTGAACATATGCGCGATATATCTGATACTGAATGCACAACACAAACATGGAGACAAACAAAATGGCTTATAACAAACTCAGCACATATAAAACGGCATGGACAGAAGACGCAAACGGCGTCGGCTCCGTTATATACACCAACACCGCAATCGTTTCGTGGGACAATGACACAATCACACTTCGTTCCGGCGGATGGGAGACAGTCACAACAAAGCGCAAGATGAACCAAGCAAGCCACCAGTTTTGCCTTGGCTTTGGCGTATATCAGCGGGACTACACTTGGTTTGTTGACATGCCAGATGGTGACACTGTTTTATTTACGGATGGAATGACATTTTCACGCAATGCAAAAAGTGAGGCAGCATGATGGACAAAGAGGATTGGACAATCGCCGCAATGTTCACTGTGGTCTTAACCGTCACTCTGATTGCGATTTACCTTAACCCATAAGACAAAATCGCCCGGCCATTGCGCCGGGCTTTTTTAATGCAAAGTCTCACCTTCCGGGCTTATCATGTCTTGCATCTCTAGTATGACCTCGGCAAGCCCTTGCATAACCCGCTCAACGGGTACGCCCGCAGACAATTGCTCCTCAACGTGGTCGATCAGCTCGCCCGTCACAATCTCTTGCTGATCCGTATCCTCGCAATTGAGCATCATGCGAAAATCAATCTGGAACGACATTGGCCCGGCTCCTGTAAAAAGACGCCCGGCACGTTTGGGAGCCGTGCCGAGCTAGTTTGCGAGCGATTGGGAGGAGAAAGTACCCGCAAAGCCCTTTTAGCCCTCAAACCGGGCTTAGATCAAGCCCTAGACCTATTCTGGCCTATCATCCTCGCCCGCGCCGCGCTCCTCATACGCTATCAGGAACATGAGGCAGCACGCGGCGTGCCATAGGTGCGAAACTTCTGTCTCATCATCCAGCCCATCAAACGCAAAATTCCGCGTTGCAGTCTTTCCACCCCACCAAGCCCAGAGGTGACGCATTAACGCGCCAAACACGCGACCCCAGCGCATTCCCTTTTCCCAATTGCGCGCAGCGTATTTATCTGCGCCAAAACCCAGAACCCGCGCCGTGCCGAATATAAACTCCGGCGCAATCAATTCGATTGGCTCTTTGCCCTGGTCATTTTTTCTTGCGTCGTTCATTCCCATCATTCTCCATCTCAAACTTGCGGCGCAATATTGCATCACGCTCACTTGCGTCCCACTTCGGCAATGTCGGATCAAACTTGCGCCGATTGGCGAAGCCTTCCAGCTCCCCTAAATCCCGGCAAGCGTCAAGCCTTGATCTAAACCCCTGCAACCGCTCGGCCACTATATGATAGCCTACAGGACGGACAATCGCCTCGCCCTTCTCAATCTTATGTCTGACCCACTTAGCCCAATCATACCCCATATATTAAACCTCACGTTTCTCGGGTGTATGAATGTATTATTAATGTGTCTTTCAGACACATTCATACATTCATACAAAATACGCCCATTGTATGAATTACTGTATTAATTTGTATTAATTGTACTAAACACACCACAAACCCCTTGTTTATATAGCCCCGCAATTAATACACATTTAATACACCCACCCAAAACCGCTCAAACCATATTTTCTGCCGCGTACAGGCAAAGCAAGGCCGCTTCGGCCCTTCCGTCGTCTTTCGCCCTGCCAAAATCGCCAGCGTTGTCTGGAAAGCGCTGCATTGCCAAACCGCGAGACACACCCTTGTCGCGGCTCAGGCCAAAGAATCCCTTCCACTTTGCTGGCGTCACAAACTGCACCGGCAGCTTGTTTGCAGCGCATCCCATTTGCAGCATCCCATAGCCCTCGCCAAATCGGAACATGCTCGACACGCCTTGCCCACGCATTGCGGCCACCTGCTCGATAACGGCAAGGCAACGCTCGCCGCTTTCGTTTTGTAGCACGTCCAGCAATGCCGGGCAGTTTATGACTGTTTTACCTTTTGTGTTTTTCACGGTTGGCATGTCATGCACCTCGAGCTTGCCTGTATCGGTCCAGTATAGCGCCACGGCCCCGGTGAAGCCCGGATCGCATCCGTAAATCAGCATCAATCGGCCCTCGGTTGCTCAACGTGCTGCACGACCGTTGCGGCTTTTTCCAGCGCTGCACTACGGCAGAACGCGCTGAACGATAGCCCGGACCTGCGCGCAGCCTCTGAGATTACCCGGTCATATTCTTCTGCAAAGTTAATTAGTCGCTTTTTGTCTGACATTTTATCCACCCTTTCCATTTGATTTGTTTATATATGTTTACAATATGGGGAGCCAGTGAAAAATATACTTGCGCATGTGTTTTTTCTATGTTTATACTGTAGGCACAACACAAACATGGAGTTTAACAAATGACAAACGATACCAAACCCACCGCAGAAGAGATTGCCTTTTGGGAAAACGTCAAGCAAAGTATGCTTGACCGCGCAGATATTGTTGCTGATTTCGATGTTGAGGAGACTGAGGCATTAAATGAGCTGTACTATGCAAGCTCGGCTATGTCTGATGACGTTCATCACCTGAAGCATTTTGCATATCGCGATGTAGTAAATCTTTGCCTCTATTCAGATATTTTGAGAAATGATTGGGGCTGGCATCATTCAGAGTGCAAAGAAAAGCGCGAAATATCTAGTGTGGCACTTATTTTATCTATGGCCCTGCGGGATGAGGCTAGAGATGCCGGGCGCTTATCTTTTGACGAAGCCCAGATGTTTCAGACATTATCAAGCTGCATTTTAACACTGAAGCGCACCAAGCCCAACAGATACCAAATGGAACGCTTTGCCGAGCATGGCATCACATGGGAGGGCGAAGTCGATGAGCATTAAAGTAGGATTGCCTGACGTGACGTTCAATGCTCTGTGCAAGATAACAGAGATTGACCGCGAGTTTATTGGCTCGCCGGATTATATGGGTGTTGCTCAGTTTTGGGACTGGCAACATCCGCAAAAAACGCGCTTGAGCCGTGCATCTGTTTCTGCCCGGCGCAAGATACATCACGCACTTGTGAAGGATGGGCTTGACTTGAATGGCGACACAGGCATTCACCGCTCAATTATTAGCATTGTGCTGGAAAAAGAGGAGCAAGGACTATGACTGATCGAGAGAAGCAAATTTCGGAAGCCACACATGATTTTTTGACGGCCTTGCCTGATAAAATGAAGGATATTCACTTCAGCTCTGTCATATGCACGATATTTGAGGCTTTTAGCTTGCCGCACGAAAGCCGCGTTGACATTTGCGAAGGCGTTTTAAACGTCATGCTTGAGCATGACTTGCGCCAAGACGAGCGCGCAGCTCAAGCCGCTGACGAGTTTCTTGCGCGATCCGCCGCGAAGGCTCGCAAGTGATTTGGTCTGAGCATTTGCCGACATTCTTGATACAAATGTTCGGCCCCGTTGTGCAGTTGCGGGACGCTCAGGCCAATGTCGCGCCGGAACCTTTCGGGGGTTGGGTTCCGGCGCATCCAAACGACGAGCCGCCATTTTAGATAGGACACGCCATGCTTGTACACCTGACGCCAAAAGAGGTTGCGCAATGCAATCAGGCCGCAGCAATGCGCTGGCAATTAGCCCGCGCTTCTGGCGTTGTTAATCAGCGCAGGGACAAGGGCAGGTCTGACGCTGATCTGGATTTGCTGGGAGTAAAGGCAGAGCTTGCCGTGTCGAAGGTGTTTGATCTCGACCACATCCACGCCGTTGGCGTAGATGATGGCCGAGACGTATGGCTTGATGATATTTCTGTTGACGTGAAGGCCACGTTCTACCCTACTGGGCGGCTGCTGTTTAAGAAGCGCGAAGCATTCAAGGCTGACTGCTCTATTCTGGTTTGCCAGCAAGCGCCTGACCGGATGCACGTTGTGGGATACATTCCCAAGACACATTTTATGGATCAGGCTTATGAGATTGACCTTGGCCACGGCAAGGGCTGGGCAATGGATCAGGAAAATCTGTTGCCGCTTGAGAAATTGTGGGGCATTGCCCGCAGCATAAAACTAAAGGAAAGCAAATGAACAAAATCATCATAACAAACGCGCACGCTCACGGCTTTGCATTTGCCTGCGATACAGAAACGCAAGGTCAGGTTTTTATCCCGGTTCACATTGCCGAGGGCTTTGACCTTGCGCCTGGCGATGAGATTGAGGCTGTGCTTGTGCCTAATTATCAAGACAAGTCGGACAAAGGCACGCCGTGGCAGGCTGTGAAGTTGCAGCGCGATAGCGTAAGTGAAGTTTGCGAAAAAGTCTCTCTGGATAAATCGCAAACATTAAATCAAGAAGCGCTTGACGCAGAAATGCTCAAATACATTCTTGCAGGCGGCTACCATACAACGGCAGAGCTTGCCGATTACTTTGAACTTGACCACAAGACCGCAGGCAACGCAGCTCAGCGCTTGTTTAATTCTGGCAAGATTGCCAAGGCAGACGTGTTTAATCGCGTGGGCCAGCAACGTCCGACGATTATATTATGGGCGGCATCGGCAAAGACATTTATTGAGGTTGTGTGATGGACCTGTCCGTTAAGGGGGTAACAACTTCGGGAAGTCATTACCCCCTTAACAAAAGCGCAACTGAAAACTTTTTTTGATCTTAGTTGCACTTTATGCTTGAGTATATATAATACATATGCGAACAATGAGGAAATGGAGGAAAGTATGACAATTATCAAATCAGAAGACATGTCGAACGAAGAGTATCACGCGCATCATGCGTTTGGCTCAACGGCAGTTAAGACCGCAGCAAACAAAAGCATTGCGCATCTGTTTGGCGCGGAGCGTAAGGAAAGCCCGGCCTTTGCATTGGGCAGCGCAGTACATGCTATGTTACTTGAGCCGGAGAAAGACTTGATTGTGCGTGGGCCTGAGACCCGGCGCGGCAAGGCTTGGTCTGAGCTGAAAGATGAGTGCGATGCTTCTGGCAAGATATTGCTCACTGAGGCGGATTACACTCTGGCAAACAATATGGCTGACGCCTGCCTGCAAAACCGCATGGCAAATCACTTGCTGACAAACCCTGACATGCTGGCCGAGGCTTCGTTCTTCGCCACTGACCCAGACATTGACATTGACCTAAAGACACGTCCAGATGGTCTCCTGCGCCAAGCTGGCATTGTACTGGACATCAAAACGACCCAAGACGCATCACCAAGGGGCTTTGATCGTTCTGTTCGTCAGTTCGGCTATGACTTGCAGGCTGCGTTTTATATGCACGTCCTAAAATTAAATGGCATTCGCGTTGAGAATTTTATTTTCATCTGCATTGAGAAAGACGCGCCGCACGTTACTGCGTGCCATGAGCTTTCTGAGATGTACCTGCGCCACGCCCACAACCGAATGATTGCCGCGCTGCACGACATCAAGCACGCAATCGAGACAGAGGAATACGGCACGAATTGGCCAGACTTAAACACCATTCACCTGCCAGCGTGGCTGGACAGTGAAGAGGCGTTTTAACTTATCCCAGTGCAGGGGTGCTGCACAACATTGAGAGGAGTTGCACAATGCAACACATGATTACAGAAGTCACCGCGCGTTACCCGCGTCTAAATTGCACTTACAAGTTCGATACATATGAGAACAAATCAGTGAAATGCGATGCGTTTGATGACGGTGCAGCATATGAGATGAGCTTTGTAATGTCCGACGAGAAGGCAAAAGAGCTTCATCGCATCTGCATGGAGGCATATTCTAACGCTGCGGCGCTGGACACAAAGCGCAAATGGCCAGAGAAGCCAGCAATGCTTCCATACAAGCGCAACGATGACGGTGAAGTCATCGGCAAGTGTAAGCTGAAAGGTGCTTACGGCGGTGACAAGACACAGCCACCCAAGCAAGTTGACGCTCAACGCAACAAACTGCCAGACGACTTCATGCTGACCAGCGGAAGCAAGGTCAACGTCGCAGTTGTTGTTGTGCCGTACAATACAGGCAGTCTGAATGGCGTGTCACTACGCTTGCGGGCTGTGCAGGTCTTGGACCTTGCAGAGATGCAAGGCTCTGATGATCCGTTTGATACTGTATCAGGCGGGTTTACGTCCAGCGTTACAGCAGCGCCAGCGGCAGCCGCGGATGATCCATTCGCAATGCCAGTCGCTACACCATCGCCAGCGGCACATGCTGGTCTGGACGATGAAATCCCGTTCTAAATAAAAGTATAGCCCGGCACAAAAGTGTCGGGCTATACAATAGATATGCTGACCACCCCCTGTTTGGAGTATGATTAAATGGTAGCCGACTTTAGCCGTGAAAGCAAGTTCCCAGCCGCTCTTTGGAGCGAGTTTGGTCACAGCATCATACGCAATCTTGAGCTAAAAAAGACTGCGCAGGGAGAGTATCACGGCCCATGCCCATCATGTGCTGGCACAGATAGGTTTTGGATCAAAGAGTTTCACGGCGAAGTTATGGTTAACTGCCGCAAGTGCAATGATTACAAATCAATTAAGGATAGACTGCGCGATATGTCATTGTGGCCACAGCCCGGACATACGCCCAAACTGGAGGTGGCAAGAGTTGACATTGATTGGCCAGAGCGTGACGCTATGAGCGACCACCCGTATCTTGAGAAGAAAAAGATTAAGCTGCATAATGCCAAGGTTGACGGCGATACGCTGACAATCCCAATCATTGACGTGCGCGGCAAGCGCGTCGGCGCTCAGTTCATTGACGCCGACG